CTTTCGTTTACCGCTTGGCGGCGGTCAATATCGAATCAGCCAATTCCGCCTGGCGAAACAATTTCGTCAGGTGCTTGGCATCCACCACCGGGGTCGGTGTTTCATCGTCGGATAGCGATTTCACGCTAATAATTGAAGCGTCAGCGTTGGCCGGGATTGGCACCACTGAGACTTCGATAATCTCCGACACTTCTTTGATCAGGTTTGCACCCTTTTCGGCGAGCCTGATTTGACTTGCGTTTGGCTTGTATCCGTAGCGGTCCCAAAGCTCTGACACCTGCTTTTTGCTCAATCGTTCTGGCTGTCTCGCCAGAAATGAAACGGACATCTTGCGAACCGCTTTTTCGCGGAGCAGAGTGCGGATATCCTGACCGGCTTTTGTGGCTGAAAATGTCACATCCACTTTCAAGCCAGAGCGGTCTTCAGTTGCGTCATTCAACGTGCCGATCACCGCGGATGTTTTGTTTTCGTGGTCAGACAGGACCAAACCACCTGAGTCCATAAAGTCTTGAATCGACTTTTGGAACGCACCAGGCAAAATGATATCGCCTTGGCGGTCGATGTTCAGGAAGCGGGCAGCATAGCCCACAAACCCGCCTGTATCGCTTTTCGTGATGCCGGAATCCGTCGATTTAGTGATCATTATCAGCCTCCAATATCCGGCCTGTTTTTGTGAAGGATTTTGCGTTCCCGACTGCAACCGATTGATAGCCAGCCTCTTCAGCAGCAGCAAAGTCTATATCCGAAGGCTGTAGGTAACCGTTCTCACCCGGCCTGACAGGTGGCTTTAATTCCTTGGGCATCTCGTCTTCAAAGACTTCCAAGAGCGAGCACCGACAACCAGGGTGAAATGGTGGAAATTTAAGGTCTTTGTATGTCTTATTCTTACCGTTCGTGCCAAAAGTGCCGCCCTTGGGAATGACCGGACATAGCCTGAATATCATTTGACACATCGGGCAGGCATCACCGGACAGGAGCAGTTCCCAACCGGCGATAAAGTCCAGCCCCTCAGCAGCACTTGTCAGGCCTGTGTTATAGGCTCGTGCTGATTCGGTGATTGCAATGCGCCTTGCTCGCCATCGAGCGTTGTCCTTGATCCATGTGCTGATTCGGTTGGTCAATTCTCCAGCCGTTTCGCCTGCCTCAATGGATGCTGCGATATCAGCCCGCATACCTTCCAGAGTGCGGAGCGTATCGCTGGTGAACTGCTCAATCGTCTCTTGGCAGAGATCCAGCGTGGCATTGCGTGCGGCCTCAATCACTTCTGGTGCACGAACCAACCATTGGTCGGCATCCTGTTGGCCCAGCGACACCAGAAAGGACCGGCCTGATTCGTCGATCCATGCTTCAATCACTGGAATAAATTGGGCGGCCATATCAATCGGAGCCGTGAATGGATCGGCTTCCTTTTTGCGGTCGTAAATCGCCAGCCACGGTTTTGCCACGTTGTTGCCCAGCTCCGTGAGGATCCGGCGGGCAATACGCTCCAATTCCGTGCCGGTTGGCATGGCATTGAGCCTGCTCTTAGGTGTTTTGCGTTTCAATGTGCGATTTATGCAAACACTGGAGGTAAATTGTTTGGATCGGCCACGGTGGCACTGACGCAGTAAGCATCCCAGCTAGTTCCGGCCACATTACGCTCTGTAATCCAGCAGTATCCATTCCAGCCCCACTGGGTTCCCCATGAGTTCTGCATCAAGATGGCCCATTTTCCGCTGGGCAATCGCTTCATTCCCATACCACCTGTGACAGCATGGTTGTGTGAGCCAGCTCGGTTGCCTGGGACTCCATCTTTGTCGAGAACATTAAAATTGGCGTTGACCGGCACTGAAAAGTTAAATGGCATTCGGAGCTGGGCCGCAACACATAAATCGTTGAAAAAGTTGAGCCTGTATCCGATCTCAACTTTGAACCGCTTGGCATCAGTTCTGGCCGACTGAGGAATTCTTGAAGGATTAATTGTCGCATAAGGAACCAGTGGCTCAGAGCAAGTCCCTTTGTTCTCAAGGTAGACAAGAGCCTCTGCAATATTTGAGCCAACGTCCCAACCATTGCATAGATCAGCATAGACGAGCCAAGGACTGAGAGGGACATGAGCAGCACCAGACACGTAGCGAGCGATTTCCAAGCTGGATGCCGCTGCATGGCCATTGCACGCCCCCTTGCCGTTTTGGTCTTTAATTTTGACCGGATATTTCGGGTCATTCCTTAGATCGAATTCTTTCCATTCGCTCTCTGGAATGTCTGGAAGCTGCTTTCCTGTGGCCAGCATGAGCGTGGATTCATGGTTGCCCAAGCACCTCAGCTCGCCGTCAGGTGTCACCCAGCCAAGCAAGTTGGTCACTTGATCACCTCCACAAGCTGGATTAGGTCAGCTTTGGTCTTGGGACTGACAGATTTTACGATCTTGCCGTTTTGATCCTGCAAGATGACGGTCGGTAAACCGATCTGACCAACGGTGGTTTGAAACCCGAGTCGATCTATGTCCACTTCCCCTGCGATGTACGTTCTGAACTGGATTCCACGGGATTCCAGCGCCTTGCGAATCTCTGGATCGGTTCGCCATGCTTGCTGCTCCGGTTTGGATTCGTCCACAATCACCGAAAACCACTTGATTCCACTGACCGGCTGAGGCTTTTCGTCCTCGTCTGGTACTGGTGGCGGGACTGGTCGAACACCACCCTGTTCTATGGCGATGACAGAACCGCTCGATTTACCCACAAAGTAGGTAAACCCAGCATGACTAAACACCACCCGTTCCTCGACTGCTGGCGGAACCAGAGTCGAGGGAACAGGCTGTTGAGCCAGTAGAACTGCGATCAGAAGTCCGATCACAGGCCGACCTCCCATTGAACGGATTTGAGCTGAGACTGAATCGACTCTTCACGCTGATTAAGTGCCAGTTTTACACTGGATTCATCTATGCTCACCAGCTCACCGTTGGCCAGCTTGGACAGCAGCTCGCGGATCACCTCGACAATGATCGGTGTTAGCAACCGTATGATGATCTTGCTGATCATTTGCTTGCTTCCACTTCATAAATACAAATTGCTTTGGGGCTGAATAAGCCGCGAGGTTTGGCCAAGAGGAATCTTGGTGGTCGTGGCTTGCCGTTGATTGGTCGGGGAGGCAGGAATTGAACCTTGACCTCTTTTTGCTCGACTGTGGTGGTCGTTGTGGTCACTGTCTGCTTTGGACATTGGCCAGACTGACAGGATTGAGCTGTGTAGATCATGAACTCTGCGAACAAGGATCACCTTACCTCTCTTGGGTTTAGGGTATGTTCCCGAAACAGATTTCGGGAACATCTGTCAACCATTTTGCTGACACCAGCAAAATGGTAACCGTCTCGCCTGTCATCTCGACGGTGAGACGGTAGGCGGGGAGACTGCTCACTTCTTCGGGTCTCTCAGAGACCTTCGATAAGCTGCGATTGCGTAGATGATTGCTGCCAATGCGTACATAGTTTGCGGAATTGACGGATCGACAGAACTGCCTTGAACCGCTTTATCTGTGACGACCTGGGCCACAGGAACGATCCATCCATAGTCAGGGTTGATGACATCCTCGATACGCAATGGCTTAACCCTTTGGTACTGGTGGCGTTTGGCCAGAGTTGAGATAGATGAGCGTTTGGGCGATCCCGAAAGCCAATGCCATGCCCAATGGGCTGGTGGTTGCAATAATCGAGTCAAGGTGTTGGCTCAGAACGCCAAGCGCAGTTACAGTTCCTGCAAGAGCCATGCGGATGATGATCGCTCTGGCTTGCTGGGCGTTGATTTGTCCAATCCAGTCGTTCACATTGGAGTCCTTTAAATTGGCCTTGGCTTAGGTGGCACTGGGATGACCGATGGATTCCAGACGTAATTTGGGTCGTCAAGGTAGTTTTGCAGCACAGGAGCAGGGACGTTGACGAGCTGGGTGACCAACTGGGCATGCCGCCTGGAATCCACTGAATACCGCTCGATTGCCTTTTGCCGTGCGAGGCGTTTCGCCATTTCTTCAAGGCTTGGCTTTTGTCTTCTCATGAACCAGTCCAGCAGTTCTTTTCCGGTCATTTGGATACCCCTCTTGGCACGGTGAAGCAGTGGCCCAGGACAACACCAATTCCGAGTGCAAAGCCTAAACTGTGCTGATTTACTTCCCAAATTGCTTCAGACCATGTCACGCCGCCGCTTTGCCACTTGATCAGATCAACAATCAGCAGCACGATTGCAACCGTGATCAAAAAGACAAAGTTCTTGGCGGCAGTGCTGAAGGTCATCAGATTGGCCCGTTAGCTGTTCCGTTCGATGTTCCGTTGCCGTTGTTGATAGGCCAGAGAGGTGGAAGGCTTGCAAAGAACTCGCCTATCGTGGGAACAGCCTGCGTACCCGCCTGAACAGCTTGAACCATGCTATAAAACAAGCTCCAGATTGAGTCGCGATAAGCAATTGCGGCATCACCTTCAGACTTGTAGGTCGTGATGTTTGAAAGTGTCCAGCTTGTGGCTGAAAGGATGCTATCGTATTGCTTGACAGACACTGCCTGATCCAAGAATGAGCCGATACCGTTGCCGATTTCGGTAAGCCTTTGGATGACGTATGCTTGCTGCTCTTCTGCCGTCAGATCAACGACTATATATATGTCGGTCACGTTATAACCGTTGACTGCAAAGCTCTGGGAAAGTCGCTGTGTGGCAGGGTTAAACGATGGGATTGGCGATGGGGTGTACGGGTAATAGCCGTATGTGGCTAAACTTGCATCATCCAAAGCGTTGAAGTTGCTGACAGTCGTGAATGACTGTGGTAGCCACTGTGGGCCGGAGATTTGACCGTTTGGATTGACTTGGCAGTATTGCATGATTGCTCCTTATGCGTTTGGGAATGCGGATGTCGGTGGCGTGAAAGCTGATGTATATCGACCGTATTTGGTGATGCGGAAGTCGTCTATGTAGCCGTTGAAATAGGTAGACCCCAAACTTGACTCTTGAGCTATAAAACATGTGTTGCCTGTTAGATTTGTTGTGTCTGTCACACTCCCGGCACTAACACCGTTTTTGTATAAGGTTATTACGCTCCCTATTCTAACTAGAGCCACATGATACCACTGGTTCAAGCTTAAAGCGGCACTGTCTGTGATTAAAAACGCGCCTCTGTAATAAAGAAGTTTGGCACTTGGATTAATGCCCAAGAAAATTGATGACGCATCCACGCCACGATTAGAAAACAGGCACTTGTAATTGCCCGGATGAGAAGATGCCCAAACCCACATTTCAACCGTGAAATCGCCTGTGCCAAATTGAAACTGACTTCCAGACGGGGCATTAATGTAGTCCCCAGCACCATCAAAGTACCCGCTTGCTCCGTATTTGCTTTGGGTCGTGCTAATCTGTGCGTTGCCCGATGCCGTAACCGACAATGCATTTAAACTGCTATCCGTAAACGTGGTCGATCCATTTACTCCATCCATGTGCAGCAGGAGCGATGTGTAATTGTAGTAAGGGTCGGCCACCGTGGATGATGCGGTTGTTGGCAATGCTGCTGTGGGAGGCGTGAAATTGGAGACGTAGCGAGCGAATCGGGAGATCCTGAAGTCGTCTATGTAGCCGGAAAAATATTCAACCGGATTAAAATAAAAGTTTGAGCCGATACGCACTAAGCCCGTATTGTCAACAAGGCTTGCCGATGTAGTCGTTGATGTTCCCGCAGTTCCGTTTACAAATGCCCTGACAGTTGAACCGCTGCGACTGATGGCAACATGACTCCATGTGTTAAGCGACACGGAACCAACTGAAACGCCAGATGCAATATTATGGGTCGTGCCAGTGCTAGACAGATAATAGACCACGTTTCCGCCATTAACCGTAAATAACAGTGGCGATGTGCCGTTAACCGTTTTAGAAAAGATTGTTCTCATACCACTGTTGGATGTTGGGTAAATCCACGCCTCAACCGTAAAATCTCCAGATCCAAACTCCAGAAGCGATGAGTCTGCGATTGAAACTAGCGAATTCGTTCCGTTTAAGGCAAGGCTAGCCCCACCGTACTTGCTTTGTGTCGTCGAAATCGTTGCGGACGTTGATGTCACAGTCAGTGCATTTAAACTGCTATCCGTAAATGTCGTGCTGGCGTTCGTCCCATCCATGCTTAACATGAGCGAAACGGCTGAATAGTAAGGGTCGCCACCATCTATGACGATACCTCCTCCACCACCACCGACAGTCTTTTTGGCATTCCTGATGATATTGGCTAGCATTAGAAATTCTGCCCTCCAACGTAACCCTGCCAATTCGTTCCACCATCTGAGGTAAAGAACGCAAAGCTATCCACCTTGCCGGATGTCGATGTAAGCGTTGGAGCAGTTCCGCCAGCCCATTTGATCGACGCAGGCCAAGTGACTGCTCTGGCAGTTCCATCTGCGGTGAAGATCAGTGTGAATGAGCCACCGGAGCCGCTTGCAGGAGGGTTGGAGATCGTCAGGGTGGTGATGGCAGCATTTAAACTGACCGTAAATATATTGGACGTTTCGAGATTTAGCGTGAGCGTGCCGGATGAGATCGTTGGGCTGGAGATAGATTCGGAATAGTCCCGAATTTTGGCTCTGATCAGCTCGTTGTCTTGGAGGTTTTGCGTGCCTGTGAACGAGTTTGCGCCAGCAGTAATGTATCCTGACGGGTTGCTTGTGCTGTAGCCGTCCGTGATGCCATAGCCTGATAGCGTGGTTGGCTTGCCAGTGAGGTTTGCAAAGGTCAGGCAGGATGTCGTGGCATAGTTGCCCAGAGGTTGATAAGTCGTAGATGCATTGGCCGTGGTCAAATACACCGTCAGGTTTGGCGTACCTGTCAGATTGGCGTATGTGAAGTTGGCTGTCTCAAGTTTGGCATCAAGTGCGGTCTGAAGCCCTGTGACCTCAGAAATAGCATGATTGTGAGCCGATGGAGCAAACGTGCTTGGCTTGCCTGTCAGGTTCGCATAAGTGAAATTGGATGTCTCAAGTTTGGCATCGAGTGCTGTTTGCAAGCCAGTCACGTTCGCGATGCTGTGCGTGTGACCAAGGACAGAATAGGTTGCGTTGGCGTTGGATATGGTCAGGTAAGGCGTCAGATTGGCCGATGTGAGACCATCCGTAATGCCATATCCAGCGAGCGTTGTGGGCGTGCCTGTGAGATTGGCATAGGTCAGGTTTGCGGATGTTAAATAAGCCCCGACAGCCTGATAACGAGTGTCGGCATAACCCCTAGTCAGGATTGAGTAATCGGTCATGTTTGGAGTGCGAAGCGATGTTAGATTGGCATTTTGAAATACGAGTTCTGCTGATTCACCCAGAGTCAAGGTAGTCTTGTAATCATATGCGTGATCGAACGCCAAATCTGGGTCGGCATAAGTCCAGTCGTTGGTTGCAGTCAGATAAATCTGGCCGGGCCGACCAATATATGTGCCGTTGCCAAACCGGGTAGTTTGCACAACTGGATAAAGGTCAAACTGTGCTATCTTACCCCCAACGACTCTATCCGCATTACTACTTGGATTATAACCTCCAGTTGTCCCTACCGCATATCGGGCGTGGATACCTGCGCTGATCGCATGAGGGTCGTATGTTTGCGTAATTCCGCTAGGCCGAGCCGTGGCATTTAAATCAAACGTAGCCGTGGTAAGGGTGTTAGCGTTGACCTTAGTAGAAGACTCTAGATACACCTCGCCATACTGCCCAACCAGTAAACGCCCCGTTTTGGACGAGTTAGCAGAGCCTGTATCGTTGGCATTAAATCCAATAGATTTATACTGGAGGACTGTAGAACCGGACGACGAATATAAGCTACCGTCAAAAATTGTCTTTGTAACCGTACCCGATGTGTTGCTTGTTAGTAGCCCTCTGGAATAGCCCTGAATGGGGCCGCTACCCGATGTTATGGAACTGTATTTTGGGAACTGAGATAACGTTCCTGCGGTGGTCTGCGTATCTTTCCAGACCTGAATATAATTGGCGTCTACAAGGGTCGTCACATCATTTGCAGTCAGCGATACATTGCCCGTGCGATTATTAAACGCCGTAACACCACCCGGTTGGGCCGACAGCACCCCGTTGCCCGTGATCGACAGATTATCCCCAACGATTATCCCACCCAGCGTGGCGTTTGTAGCGGGAACAGATGCACCGCTGATCCCGGCTGGCCCTTGAACGCCCACCGTGACAACAGTGACAGTCTTTTCGCCTGTAATTATCACTGTATCAGCCACGTGACACCTCCGGTGAGACAGTCAAAGTCCCTGAGATCAGTCTTTGAACAACACTTCCGGTCACGATTTCAAGGTCATAAACACCGTCAACCAGGTTGGCAGTCGTGGCAGCATCCAAAGCGATTGCAATCACTCCACCGGTCGCGTTGCTGATCGACAAACAGGCTGAAGGAGTGGTCAGGCTTAATGTCGTGTTGGAGTTGCTGTAAGAAGTGCGAGCCATCATCCTGGCACTGCTTCCGGTCAGGTTCACTGGCGTTCCGTTGGAGGTCCAAGTGAGCGTTCGGTTAAATGAAGCGCCCGCTTCGATTTCTAGGTTGTATGATCCGGCCATTTATTCAGCCTCCATTTCAGGATCAACAGAAGAATCCATAGAAGGCTCGTCAGGTTCGTCAGCCTCAGCCTCTTCAGGCTCTTCCATCTCGCCAAGTCCAAGCGTCGCACGTGCTTCGTTGACCGTGAATATTCCTGAGTTCACACCCGCCGTGGCGATGTCCATCAGCGCCTTGCGGTCTACTGACAGCTCTTCGATCTGGCTGGTGTCGAACCGCACACACAAGGATTGATCAGGCTGTGAGGTCATACCGTTGCAGGCGATCGGCATAGTTTGCACCAGCCTGGTCAGCTCACCGGCCACCAGATCGAGAAATGGAATCACAGCATCGCGCCATGATGCCTTATTCGCCTCAACCAGGTTGCTGTAGGTTTTCCCAGTGTCAGGCTGTTTCAGGCTCATGGGTGCCCATCCAAGGACACCACAGATTCGAGCGGTCGCAAGGTCGGCCATCTCGCTCACGGACAAATCTTTAGGCGAGAAGCCTGGCGATTTGATGTCCATCTCGCTGGTTCCGACGAATGGTCGGCCCACAGCTTTACCACTCACAGCTCGTGCCAGGTCGGCTTGGACCTGCGACAATTGGGCGTCACTGAGATTGCCCACTGTTTTGAGACTGACGATCAGCGATGGCACACCAGACCGTGATAAAACCGTGGTTTCATACTGGCCGATGATCTTGACCAGCGCCATTTCAGCAACAACAGAATCGAGCGTTGAAACACCGCGGCTCTGAGCGTAGGTCGATCGGCCCTGGCGAAATGCGATCATCAAATCAGCGGGAACAGAGTAGTTGTACGACCTGCCCCAATCGCTTCCCATGACTGGATATTCGAGAACTTCGTTGATGCTTTCGCCCATGACGGGTCTAAGGACCCAAGGCGATGGGATCGGCATCAGTTCGGTCACCGCAGTGCCAGCCGTGTTGGTGATCACTTGGATGTACGCGTTGCCGTTATCGCACAGGCTACAGTAAAGGTGTTCCAGAACGGTGGCATCCGATTCGCCTGGGCTTGGCCGTTGCCAGAGTGACTGCAAAGGGTGATAGACAGGCGTAAAGCCTCCACCCTCATCCCATTGGCCCACCTGCATGATCGCCTTGGTTGCGTTGCGCTTCATTGCCTGTATCGCGGCCTGAACCACAGACACTTGGTTGTACGGTCTTGCCAAGGTCATGTAATCGTTCGATAGGCCGGTCATCATGTCCACAGTCCATGAAGTCGCGGCAATGTCAGCGGTGTTGGCTGTGACGCCTTCACGCACCGACTTCGTGAACCGGCTGCGGATGTTTTGGAATAGTGTTGGCATAGTTTTCAGGAGACGTATCGGAAAGGCTGGATTGAGCTTAAATAGTTGAACGCATCGGCAGCAGCATCAACCTGGTCGTCATGTTTGCCGGTCGGGAAGGAGCACAATTCGTCGATGAAGTCACGGTTCCAGTCGCCCTTTTCCAGCTCGATCGAACCGGATTCAAAAGCTGCGGCCATCGGCATCGCTCGCACTTCTTTTGAGCCTGTTGGCCGTTTGCTGATCACCCCATAACCGATCAGGTTACGAGTATCGTGCTGGACCTGATCGACACCCGCGGAGCCGGGGTCTTGTGCCAAATGGACGATGGTTTCGCGCCCGTCGGTCTCGGCAATCTGGCGCTGGATTGTGCGACGAGTAGCCGGTGACCATTGCCCGCGTGAAACGTGCTTGACACGATAGGTGTCACCTGTCCTGCTCATCCACACACCGGCAGTGTAATCACCACCGCCAACCGTGGCGGCTGTGTCCCAGGCTCGGCATGAGTTGGAGTTGGGCGGTACCGGCGATGGATCGACGATCCTGAACCATTCGGGCCTGAAGAAGCCACCATCTCGTGGCGTGGGTGTCTGTTGGTAGAGTGCCGAAAAAGCGTAGGAACCGACGGTCTTTTTGATCCGGTCGAAGTCTTCCACGGAATATCGTTCTGGCCAAAGCGCCTCGCCAGGCTGACGGCCAATCAGGTCATCTTCCTCAGCGATTGCCGGAAGGCTGACCACTTCCCATTGTTCGCCACCTTCATTGGCCTGTTCAAGCAACTGGCCAGCCAAGTCGAGGCTGTGCCATCGGGTCATAATCAGGACGATTGCGGCACCAGGGTGAAGGCGTGTGTACAGGTCGTTTTGGTACCAGTCCATGACGCGAGCACGATAGGTGGGTGATTCGGCTTCAGCTCGTGACTTCACTGGGTCGTCAATAATGACCAGGTCGGCACCATATCCAGTGACACCCGATCCGACACCGACCGCATAAAGCCCGCCGCCGTGTTCGCTTGACCACTGATTCTGTTTGTTCTGGTCGTCCGAAAAGTTAAATCCAAACTCTTTTGCGATGCGTCGCGTTTGTCGGCTAAAAGTGCAGGCCAGCGAGTGGTTATAAGCCCCGATAATTATCCGTAAACCTTGATCCACCAATAATCTATAAGCAGCATAATGGATCGTTGCCAGCTCGCTCTTGCCGTGCCTGGGCGGGAGGAAGAGCATCAACCGTTTGACATCACCTGTCGTCACCCTGTCCAGCGCCCGGCGGCACTCCGCCAAGTGTTCTGGCGACCACTGGTGATCCGGCTTTGCGGCCTGTAGAAACCGGTTTAGCCCCTTTGGGATCAACTGCCTGTCGTGGTGGGGTGTCGCACTCATTGTCTATGGCCGCCCAGTCCACTTGGGGCTTGTCAGAGATTTCGATGCTGCTGGCAACCTTGCC